CATTTCCCCTCTAACATCCCCGAGAGCTGCTTCAATCCTAGCTATATCGTCCATGCTTAGTTTTCCTAGTGTCCGTTTAGGGATCATTGTATCCGATTCCGAAATCAGGCTCCCTGCCGAGAATGGGGATTGATTAAAGTCTCCGACTAAAATCTTAGTATTTCTCATTCTATTCTGGCCATTCTAGCACGGGCAGTTCTAGCTCCAATTCTTCGCATGAGGCTGGTAGCGCCCTCGTTCCCGCCTTGACCTTAGCAAGTTCACCGTACAGATAAGCCCACGTAGTGTCGCGGGCATTTACGCAATATTGCCCTTCCGCTGCAAACTGGGCTACTTGGGAGGTTGCGTAGGTGCAGGCGCTAACTATGTCGTTGTAGTAACGAGTTTTGGCAAAGGTGTCTAAGCGGTCCTGAACAGACGTTTGGAAGCTGGCTATTAGTGCCTCTGCCTTGGCTTGCAAGAATTTAGCTTCATGCTCTGCCTTGTCCTCACCTGAGAACTTATCAGTCTCGGCCCATGCTTCAACCCAATTGCCGTCAGCGTCTTGAGTAACGCCGTTTCCATAGACCACTTTAAGCTCTGTAGTTGGCTCGGGCTTAGTAGTCGATTTAACTTCATCCCATCCTAGATCGCTGAACGTATTAGGCGCAAAAGACACATTGGTATTAAGCCGCTTGATCTGAGTGCCTGTTAGAATCTCTGCCGTCTCTCTATTTCTATATTTCATAATTAGCCTTTTACGCTTCCGCCGTCAGTTGGAGTATTAACAGGAGTGAAATCACCACCGGAGCCGTAGTTCACGCCAGTTTCAAATTCGTTGTTTAGGTAGATTAGTGGTTGATTGCCTGTAGGTGTTGAACCGTCTTCGCCAATGTCTACAGGGTAATTGAAAGCATCGAAGAACTTTAAGCGGTTTGCCTCAACTGAGAAATCTATGTATTCAGTGTTGAACCATAGGAAGCCTATTTTGCCGTCAAAGAAGTCTGTACCGCCTCCTGCGTGCCTTTGAGTAGCTATAGCAAAATTAGTGCCATTGCCAAACAGGATATTTGTATTATCATTTGTGTCCACTGTAGGAGAAAGAACCACACCGTCTAAACAAATATGGTTAGCCCCTGTAGCTTGATCTAGGCTAATCAAGATAGTGTATGTTGTTCCAGTTGTTAGGGTTGCTGCGTTGCTGACATAGTAAACAGAAGCCCCTCCTGCTTTGTTGAATTTAATACGCAGTGTGGTTCCAGATAAATCTATACGGATAATTTCAGCATAACTTGCTGCGCTATCAACTAGGTTAAAAATAACATCTGTTCCTGACAAAGTATCAGGCTTTATTACTAGAGCTAGAGTGACCTGCTTACCGTCTGACATAGAAACGGTGGAATCTTCCAAATACTGATTAGTCCCATTAAACTCAGCAGACCCTGCCCAAAACTCACTTGGCCCTCTAGCGCCTGTGAAGGGGCCTGAGACAACTGTGAAGTCTCCGTTAGTGCCTAAGTTGTTTCCTGCATCGTCACCTCTTATGGGCAAGCCGACTAAGGGAGTGTTACCTGTTTCCGACAAAACTTGAGAAACTGGTTTTGGCTTTGATGCCTCAGCGTCCCAAAAGATGTTATCCACGGAAAGGTCAATAAAGGCATTATCTAAATATACCTCACCATTTATTATTGGGTAGAAACCCGACCCCTCTCTTCGACCTATGTATAAGTCAAAAGTTGACATATTGATTGAACCAACAGAGCTAAATGTAAACAGTGACGATTTGTCTACACCATCAACATAAAACTGAAGAGCACCCGTAACAAAATCTAAACTAAGTGCATAGTTGTGGTAAGCGTCTATTACTTTAAAATCTGGGCTTATTGTTTGGCTGAATAGCGTTGACGCTCCTACTCTTATAAATAACGTAGCTTGGTTATCGCTAGTCATGTCTAAATATATGTAGTTGTTAAATGTATTATCGCTTATCGCAATTAAAGGTGAGTTAGAGCCGTCTGGTATTTTTGCATTAACAGAAAAAGATAGCTGGGACTCTGTTCCAAAACTGGGAGTAAGGTTTTGTAGGTAATCATTGCTACCATTAAAGTCACTAGCAGCAGCATTGTATTGATTAGGCCCGCGGCCGCTACGCGCTATAGTTCCGTTGAGCGTCATATCACCGCCAGTGCCTGCATTAACCGCCACAGTGTCGGGGTCGTCCATAGGCAGATAGAGAATAGGCGATAACGAAGCCTGGCCAGAAGCAGGGAATCCATCAGCGTCAACAAAGAGTCTGCGGTTTGCTTCGATTGATAAGTCTCTGTAGGTGTAGTCTAGGAATAGGTGAGCTAGTCTGCCGTCTAGGTACTCTGTTGCGTAAGCTCCAACATTATGCGTAGGGCGGGTAAAATCTATAATAGCGTCTGCGTAGGTACTCCATGTCCCTGCTACAGTTGCATCATTCATATAAACGTATCTATTGGAAGTATTTGTGACATCTGCGCTAACTAAGAAGTGAACCCAAGTGTTTTCTGGGATAACACCTGTTGCTGTGAAATTTATCACTGCGGTAGGCGCGGAAGTAAAAACGGAAAACTTAAAGGTCTTAACAGAGCTGCCGTTAGGGTCAGCATAGAACACAACATATCCCCCATCTGCCCGATAGAAAAACTGGTTTAATATAGTTGTCTGACTTGCTGAATAAAACCAAACACTAAAAGTAAACGTCTTACCATCAGCATTGCCAGTAAAGTCACTAGCACGACTTAGGTAGTCATTAGTGCCATCGAAGTCTACTGCTTCTCCAAGACTGACACGGTTTAACATGGCAGACATTAGTAGAGCTTTTTTACCTGCTTGCATTAACCCGCCACTCCATACAAAGTTGTTCCTGCATCGGTAGACCAGACTACCAAGTGATTAGTACCACTAGCCACAAGAGTCACACCTGTATCAGCAAAGGTGGTTGATGTAGTGCCATCACCTACTATCCAATTCACAGTAGGTAGCGTCACCGTGGCAACTCCACCGTTGACTAGCTCAACCTCACACTCTGCATAGTTTCCAGTTGTAGGCCAACCACTAAAGGCTATTGTTAAAGCGCCAGTTACTGTGAGCTTTTGTTTAGCGTCCTCTGATACATCAAAGGTAACAGTCCCAGTAGCAATGCTTCCCTTATCAGTAGTGTCGTTAGTTACGCCGCCAATGTTTAGTAGGTCGAAGCCTGCTGCGTTTAAGTTTCCTCCCAATTCTGGCGTAGTGTCATTAACAATATTCGTAGGTGCGGCAGCAATAGCAGCAGCAATGGCAGCAGCAGATGCGGTAGTAAATATAGGGCCGTTGTAGGTAAAGTATCCAAGAGAAGAATTGTATTCAATCAGGATATCTTTTCCAGATAAAATATCACCAGTTGAAAGATCGGATCCATCAGGAGCCTTGATAGCTTTAGCGCCCAGGCTATTCACATTGACAGTAGAAGCGCCTGTATTAGTTGCATTAATCCTAAGTGACAATCTAAGGTGATCTAGGTATGAAGTAACCTTCGCGCTTACTGCCGCAGCATAGGTGTTAGCAGTGCCTGTAGTCGTGGCCGTATAGGTAAAGCCAACAAGCATATCAGCAAGAACGGGGAAGTTAGCGAATCCGACTTCAATATTTATTAATTCATTTCGCACACGTTTAGCAACAGCTTTCGTAGCATCGGCAGGCTGGCCACCATTTTCATAATATGGATTTGTCACCGTATAATTCTCCCAACCTTGTATCTGAGGATTGCACCACTAAATCTAACTGGCTCGAATTTATCACTCGCACCAGCAAGAATAAGGGATATGTTTTCTGCGCTTCCGGTTAATCTCTTACGCTGTAATTTTGCTATATCGGCATCCCACCAGAAATCACCGAAAGTGGATACGTCCCACCTGGCATCACCGAAATTACCGTTTATATCATTTATATCGTAATCAGGCTGATTGTGATCGGATGACCCATAGCCAAGCTCGTAGCCTATGCCGTATTCAGCGTAACCATTGCCTTCAGCCTCAATAGCAGCAGACTTAAACCGCTTCTTGACTCGAGGTGAATCACAGTGCCAATACTGAAGGATACCGAACCATTCTATATCATCACCATCAAAGCTAGTGCCTCTCTCCATCTGGTAAACAAAACCATCATCTGACCCAAAGAATATTTCCTCATCTTCAATGCCTTCTACCGAGGTAATGCTTTCAACACAATGGTTTAGTTGCTGCGGCATCATCCCTAATACATCGCCGCCATCCATCGTTACATAAAGAGCTGTCTTGTCACTAAAATAAATGCGGTACTGGTTCTTATCTCTCACTATGCAAGAGACAGTAATTAATCTTTTTTTGGCTTTTATAAAGCTAGTTACTTGCTGGGACAAAATAGTATCTTGGAAATTACCAAATTCTTGTGCCGCTCTTAGGTTTATAATCCCTCGATCGTCAAACATTATAGTGTTAGTTAGTACCTGAATACTGTCTTCAAGGGCTCCAACCTCTAGCTTTAATGGGATCATAGTAAAATCCGTTCTATTATTGCCGTATATCATGTGAATGATGTTTCGGCTAAATACCGCTAATGCACCGCCAGTCTGTGATCCTCTCTCAACACTAAAGCCGGTAATGTCATCACCGACACCAAACTCTGAGGCGCCAAGCACCGGGCTCCAATTATAGGGATCACCTATAGATGAATTTTGCACCGAGGATCCAAAGGCAAAAAACAGCTGATACTTAAATGCTGTTATATGGCTAGGGGTATCAGTGACCATGCCGGTATTAATAGGCACATAGACAGTGCCATCAAACTCAAACCCACGGTTTACTCCATCACAGCCATACGCTCTTCTTGTGCCGGCAGCGCCACCGAAATTAAATTGGTATGTTCTTATCTTGCCACTAGGCAAAAGTGTAATAGCTGTACTGTTACCGGCTATGGTCGATACATTTAGAGAGCTACCAACATTAAGATTCTCTGCCTGAAACGTACCTGTCTGACTTGCAAATATAACCCTACCTACCGCATCACCACCGGCCCATGTTCCTGTATTAAGGACTACCCGGGTGATAACTGCAGTCGCACCAGAAGTAGCGCCGGTTATGGTTGCTCCCTCTGATATCTCATCAAACCCATTTGCCATATTGATATCAGTTGTCGTAATAGTTGTAGCAGAACTAACTACAACAAAGGCATTTGGGGATATTCCGGCATCAGATGCTGTAATAGTTATGACTGGGCCAGCTGCAGTAGCTGTATAGTTTGGAACAGAAGTATTTGAAGTTATATTTGAAGCTACATCAGTAGCCGTTGTATTAAGATTTGTGTTGTATGAAACAGCGCCTGACATTATTTCTACGCTATCAACGGTAATGCTATCTACACTGCCAGATCCACCACCAGTCAATTCAACACTTCCGGTTGCCGAAAGAGTGCTACCGCTAGTAAAAGCTAATTCTCTGCCTAGATCTAAAGCTACCCACCCAGCAGCAGTGGATTTGTGCATTACAGCAGCGGTGCCGCCGACATTGTTTCGCCAGGCGTAAAGCACATTGTTGTAACGCAATACTCCAAACACTGATCCAGAACCCGGAACAGCAGCAATATCTGCTCGGTAAACATCGGCAGCTAAATTCTTATAAGTAACATCGAGTAACGGGGTAGGTGCGTCATTATCAAAAGGATCATCAGTAGTAGTTGCCTGAACTACCGCTGAAACCTCTAAGCCTTCTGCATCCTGAAAAGTGCCAGTTACTTTGGTGACAATAACGTAGGCAGCAGCTACTGCGATTACAACACCAGTAGCGCCCGAGGTATCGCCAGTGACAGTATTGGTTACAGCTATTGTGCCAGTTATGGTGCAGGCTAATATTTGGTAGCGGCCATCTGAGGGCTTTAACCTGCCATCGTATCTTTCATACCCTTGCGAGTAGTTATAGCCACTATTAACGTCAATCTCCATGTTTCTTGAAAACCGTAGTCTTCCGGGAGGCTGCTGTAAAATAGGCGTAGTGAAATCATTGCCGCCCTGGAACGGCAAGTATTTCATCTGATCTGCATTAAAACGAGCAATCACGCCATTGGGCTCCCTTCTTTAAATCGAGGCGATTGGTCCCGCAATAGGTCTTTCTTTAGTGCAGCACCTTCGTTATCGCATCTGTATAGAATCTCATCAGCAGACTCAGCACTAGCGTACTTACGCATTGCGTCATAGATAATGGACCAATGGAACATACTTGGTAGGCCAAGAGGCTCGGTCGCATCATCAGTGCCTGCTACAAATACTTGCTCACCCCTATGGTAATCACCAGTGAAGGTGTAGATAGCATTCGGTGTAGGCCAGAATACGAGATTGTTTTGGGGGTCCACACTTACATTCTGAGGCTGGCCGGTAGACACAGTGCCTATCTCAAACATAGCCTGAAAATCATCCCATGACACAAACTCAACATAATACTGACTGCCTACGCCACCCGAAGTAAGATACATTTTTGGTGGATTGCTAGGATTATCAACAAACCAATTCCTAAAGGCATCGATCGCAGATGAGGTAATAGTGTCTGTGCAATCTGCAGGAGCATAGCGTTTAGTTCCTGATACGGTATCAACAGAAAAACGTGAACGCATAAAGCGCCACGTTCGTCTACTTGTTTGAAGCTCTCGCCAGGCAGCAATAACCCAATTAATAACACGTAAAATATCACCCCTCTGACCGGCAGTGGATGCTATTTCGTCTTCACTCTCGATCACATTGCATTCAAGAGCTGTGCTTCTAACTAGCGAGAGCAAATCCATTATGGCTGCGCCTGAAGGTTCTTAAACCATGCCCCATCACGAGTGCTTGGATTAACGATATTAAATGGATACCTAAGACCGCGCTGGGCAAGGTACTTGTATTCTTGCAAGCCTTCCTTGTTCTTGAACTCGTGGTTATCGTACTGAATAGGCTTTGCTCGAATAAGCGCCTCAACAAGATATCTAGGAATATTATCGTACTGTACACCCCGCTCGAATATCATGCTGTGACCATTTACAGAGACTTCTATAGTCTTATCAGACTGCTTTTCACTGGTGGTGTGAACAATGATCGACATCTTTTCATTGGCATGTTTCATATTAGCAAGCCAGTCTTTAAATGAAGCGGATGATACATCTGCATTCAATGGCTGCTGCATGAATTGATTGCCATCTTTATCTTCTGCAAGCTCGGCATCACCTAAACCGCCAGTGAAATTATCATCAGATTCGGCGTAATTCTTAGTGATAGCCGGGTTATTAATGGCATCACTAGACGTATCCCTAGATAAAGTTTGGCCTTGCTCCGACTCTGCGAAATCAACCACCTCTTCAGGGGCATCGCCCGGCTCTAGCTTTTCGACAATGCCGGTCATCAGATTAAGAATGTTATCCAGCTTATTGTCTGTTTCAGACTGCTTCTCAGCTAGAATTTTAAGCGATAGTTTTGGTGCAGTTGTTTTGGTCGCAGTAGTATTAACCGCGCCCTTATCAGTTGCTGTCTTTGGCATACATTTCTCCTGTTAAAAGAACGCCCCTCCTAAGAAGGGGCTAAGATACTACTAGGGATTAATACCCAACAAGCTCGATTAAGAACTTGCCAGCAGTATAAGTTGCAGCAGTGCCAGCAGCACCACAAGTTAGGTATAGGTATTCATCTGCGGCAGGAACAGCGCCTAGCGCAATAGTTTCTGAAAGCGTCCAAGCGCCAGCAGCTGTTAGAAGTGCAGTCTCATCAAGAGCCGCAATACCACTATCAAAGACACCAGTGCCTTCAACAGCAGAATACAAGTCGATATCAGTAACACCGCCAGTAGGGGCTTCTAAGCAAGTTATCTTGCCACCAAGAATAGTCCCGTTTTGAGCGGTAGTTATCCGGCCTAAATAAGCAGCTAAAGCGCCTTGTCCAATGATATCAAGATCAGTAGTCGAGGATGCTAGGCCCGTTAGGTCTAGCAGAATAGTGGTTCTTATGAACCCACCAGACTTCTCTACACTGGTAGCGTAGATAGTGCCTGTGCCGCCAGTAATGCCAGCAGTAGACTCAGTAACCAGCTTTTGAGCAGCAGGGCTAAGAGCAACGGTAGATGTAGTCCCATTAGGATTAGTTACTCGAAACGTAGCTTCTGCGCTCATCATAATGTGATCGTTAATAAACAATCGTGCGATTTTATCAAAAAGTTTCATATAGCAATTCCTTGTATGTGTTTTAAAGCTATTTAAAAGATTAAAAGAATAGGATCCCAGCCGAAGCCGGGAACCCAATTAGACCTTAATTACGCTATCGGACGAGCCGGATAAGCAATAAGATCAACGACCGTACTGGTTAGACCTGTAGCATTCCAGTTATCAGTGCCTGGCTTTAGACCAGCAGCTGCTGAAGTTCCAGCGGTTTGATACTTAATGTATGCAAAAGGGCAATACAAGCTAGTGTCAACCAATGGTAATTGAGCCGCAAAATCCAACTCATCGCTATCACCATCAACCGTAACGATTGGTCCTTGGTGAACAGACACAGCACCGGCAGCGTCTAGCGCCATCACTAAAATGCAAGCCTGATCTGGTAGTACAGCAATAAATGCCACGCCAGTAGTGCCATCCAAAACAGGAGTAGCACCGTTAGAGACTGTAGCTTTGGTAAAAGCCTTTCCATCAACGCAAAAATCAATCGCCGTACCTATGTCATAGGTAGTTGCGCCATCATCAGCAACAACACCCGCTTTGCCCATAGCCATGGTCAAACCTTCGATTGGCAGTTTCATATATTTTCTCCCTAAAAGCCTAGCGAACTAGGCCGTTAGCTAAATGGTTAAGTTAAGTCTGCTATTAAGCAGAAAGTGAAGTGATACCGGCTTCTAGAACAGCCATCCAACCATCATTCTGGATGAACATCGCTGAATAGAAACTCGCACCAACATACCCACGCTTACCCAAAACATCTGACTTATCTTTCTGGCCAGGAGGCAAGTGAGAATAGTCAAAACTTCTGGAACCCTTGAGTGCAACATCGCCCCAAGCATCAGCAGCAACAATGATGAAAGGATAAACATCAATATTAGTACCACCAGTAGAATACAAGCCAGTCGAACCAACAGCAGCACCCGAGTTAATAATCGGGTTAAGTTCAGGGCTCATAATGAAGCGATAGTTATCCACTGCGCCAATTTCGCACTTGTGGATAGGTTTACCGCTGGCATAAATGATAGTTTCTTTAAAGCCGGGAAGGTTGCGAATATCGTTCTCTGCATCTGTGTGAACAAATACAAGGAATGATTGCTCGACACCAACAGTACCGTAAGCAGCACCAGGCTTAAGAACTTCAGTGATGAACTCGCCGTGATTACCCTTCAATGATTTCGAGATAACCCGAAGCGCATTTAGAGTGATCTTGCCGGCAACAGTTGCACGAGTAGAGCCACTTGCATAGAACTTGTTAGTACAGCCTTGCAGTGTGCCATAGCGAATCATTTCACGAACAAGGCCCATACGCTGACCGAGAATCATCTTCTGGGCGCGAGGAACATCATCTTCGTAAAGATCTTCAACGTAGTTGGTGTAGTAGTAGATAGCACCGTAGTCACGCATTGTGACAGTGATATCTTGAGATTCTAAACCATCAGCTTCAGGATTCTGGCCTTCTTGCAGCTGGTGTGCCGCAACAGTTACAGACCATCGATTGATAGTGTTAGCGTTGGTAGTAGACCCACCATAAGGCAACCATCTGCGATACTTTACAGTATCACCGACATTCTTTGCCATATCGTGAAGCGTACCAGTTATGCCAAGAGCTTCTTTAGGCTCTGCATGCTTAAGGATTGCGCCTTTTGTTACACCGACTCTCTGAGCCGGGCTTAGTAATGTATTACCACCCATATTAAGTCTCCGAGAAGACTTCTGCTATGGGGCTGACTAACCATTTTCGTAGCCATGCGCCATTGCATCATCTTCGTCCATGACTTGCCGCGTTGGTCTAAGTCCACTGCTACCAGTGGGGGCTGCCGCTGCTTCAAGTCGTTTTTTAGGATTAGAACGACTAACAGGCTCTGGCTTTGGCGAAGGTTTACTATCGTAGTACATCTTCATCATCGCTGAAGCATCTGCCGGACGTTCACTCGCGGCCAGAAGGTTTGCCTGATTTTTAGGCTCACCTTCTAGGCCATTAATCCACGAAGAGAATTCAGGACTCTGAATATCAGATATCCATGTTGGATGCGTCATAGTAACGATGGTTTCTTTTAGATCTGCTATGTCATCAGACTTAACAAATCCGCTAGTATCAACGGCATTGCCTCCGAGCTTCTTAACGTCTTCCATGATTTCTGCCTTCAGCTCCGTAGCACCAATAGATTGGGCTTCTCGTAGAGCTTCTGCATATTCAGGAAAGTCATCTTCCAGCCTTTGCATTGCCTTTGAATCTTTAAGGGCAGCTTGGATCCTATTGTTAGAAGGTAAATCACCACCGGCTTCTTTAGCGACTTCTTTAGCGGCTTCAGTTGCTTTGGTTTGTAACCCTTCTAGCTTTTGATCCATAACCTTATTGATATGGCCTGTATAGTTTCTCAAGCGTCCATCAATCAGGTTCTCAAATTTTTTCATAAAGGCATCGTCACCAGTTTCCGCGGGATTCTTTTCATCATCCGGCTTTTGGTCATCTACCTTCGCTTGCGATTCTTCCCCAAGATTTTCATCCTGGTTAGTAGGCGGCTGGTCTTCAGTATCACCATCTGTATCTAGGCTCTCTATTGCGGATGAATTATCATCGGCTTCGTAACCTATCTCTAGTGCTGATTCCTCGTCCATTGCGGCCTGACCCGCGTCTATCTGCTGCTCTTCAACCTCGTTATTTTCAACGTCCATTCATTCTCTCCTGTGGTCTTCTCCGAAGGGCAGATGCGCTTCTTTGGTAAAAGCGAGGATCAGTTATCTACTGAACCCGGCAGTGTATCTGGCCGGTCTTTACCGGCACGTAGCATATCCTTGCAAAACTGGATTTTACCGCGAATTTCCGCAGTGTCACAGTCATTTAACCTACTATCGTTATCTAATCTTAGTTTAATTAGGCTTTCTTCTAGGAAAGTATTGATTTTCTCCCAAGTCTTTGAACTAAGATCATGGTTATCAAGCTCTAATCCTGCCATTAGTGAATCACATCATTGGCTTTTGCAGGGCTAACATCAACACGTTTGGCGCCCCACCAGTGAGGATCTTTAGTCTCATCTTGAATACAGTTGCCTAGCATCATAGCCGCAACATGAGCCTCATCCTGTAACCACTTAGGAACATCTTTGAGCTTAACGGGCTCCCAATCATCAGGATTCTTGTCTGGATCATCGGACCTAAAGAAAAAAACTACTACCGGCTTGCGCGCCTTTGCCTCAACTAAATGAGGGGGAACAACTAAACCAGCCTTGTTTTCGAATATTTTAGCCATAAATTTCTCCTGTTTTTATCTTAACTATAACCCTGGCAGGGCTACACTGTGAGCTCGTAACTTTCTATCGAAGCAGTTCCAACCGTATTTGAGTCAGAAACCGAAAACGCTGTTACTTTAAAATCCGTTCCAGCTATCATGTTAATAGAGCCTATTTCCGAAAGAGAGATAGGCCCTCCTGTTTGCAGTTCGAAATTTCTCTTTGCTATCCACGCCTGCCCATACGGTCTTACATTAAGACGGAAATTGGCAGCACCTAACAAACCACCACTTCGGGTAATACTCATTTCAATATACTTAACAAAAAAAACACTTCCAGCAGGCACAGTATCGCAACAAATTTGAGTTTTTCCGTTTCCTGTAGGCATAACACAAAAGATATTTGCCGTAGTCGTAATTTGCCGTACTGTAATTTCACCTTCATTTGTGCCGGATGATCCCGCCAAGATAACCCTTGCCCTAGAGCATCGAATGTAATCGCCGGTTGCAGTAACTCCCGATGTACCGTTTAAAATCAAGTATTTAGGAAGTTGAGACACAAAGTTAGCGTTAAGCAATCGTTCCAATCTAACCACTGCGGCGCCAGTGTCATTGGCGTTAGCCACCCTATAAACATCAGAAATATTGGTCGTATCAACAGCGCCGACTATGCCTACCCATGAAAAGACGGTTAATTTAGTTTCGCTATCTACTGAGGTTATTACCCCATGCAGGGCTTGAGTGTCATTAATAACCAAATCACCCGCGGCAACGCCATCGCTTAAGAAGGTAGCACCCGAGTCAATCAGTGCTGTGGCGCTTGTTTCAGTTGCCGTACCACTTGAAACTAAAAGACCCTGATCATCTATATCAGAAGAACGAACATCTATATTTTGATTAGCTGTAGCATTAAAGCCAGGATAATTCCCTCCACCTCCCCAAATATCTTCAGGGGAAGTGCTGGTATCAATATCTATATTTCTACCAAATTTAGTGTTTATCTTGTAATTCGGGACTAGGCCAAGGGATACTTTAACGCCAAAGTCTAAGCCCATTACAGGCAACGGATTAGCGGTAGAAACTATATCTGAGTTACTACCCGTACTATCATCTGCTGTAGATAAAAACCCTGGCATAAATACCTCTCTTATTACTGTGTGTAAGCCTGACCAGCAGGGGCTCTTTGTGCCGGCTCTACTGGTGTAGGGGCTATCTCGGTATCGCCCATCATCATCTGAGCGCGAATACTGGCCATGGTTTCAGCCAGTTTGCCTTTGATCTGAGCGGTAACGCGCTTGTACGCCTCACTCTCTTTGAATGCCAGCTCATCTTGATTGACAGTAGACATAAGAACCTCGAACTCTTGCTCGGCATTTTTAAGTGCAGCTTGAGCTTGAGACTTGTACGCCTCAACATTCTCTCTACTAGCAAGAGTTTCAGAATTCATTTCTTTACGGATATTGGCAATCTCAAGAGCACTATCAGGCGCTGGCTCCATAATCTTGGCAACCACTTCTTTCCAATCCTCGTCATTGTAATCAAACTGAGTAGCATCAAAGCGCATCGCTTTAAGAAACTCATCTGAGGCTCGCTTAGGATCCTTGCCGTAAACCGGATTCTGAAACAATGTCATTAGATTCATAAGGATAGGAGCCTGCATATCACGCTCAACCAATCCAGCAGAACCTTTGGCATCTACCTTGAAATCGCCCTTCTCATTGTCTTCACCGTAAATCAGCAGATAGGTATAGTGTCTACGCACATTCCGCTCGGTTACCCGATCATCAAAAGTTCGCGCTATCCCGCGCATAACAGTTGAGGCATTATTATTCTGAAGTACCATGCCGCCTAGAGTATCAGGCGTAGCTCCATCGGTTTGACCCTGCATAATAAGAGGCAATCCAGTCGCTTCTTGAGCTAAAGATATTGCCATTTCAATGATGTTTCTCATTTCGGCCTGGTACATAGGGGCTTGAATGAAAGCAAACACCTGATCTATCCGCATGCCTTGAGAGAGGGACTTCTTAAGAACCCACTGGCCCCATGGCTTTATCTGATAAGTATCACCGATTGCTGGCTCAATATACTCTTCATCCCAAATCACTTGTGGGCCTGAAGCTCTACCAGCATTGTCCATCATGTTGCGCCAGGCAGCCTTGAAGATATCTTGAGCTGTTCTAACTTGCCGGCCAACACCGATACCCCATGGGGATCCGCGTCTTGCCTGCCATACCATTACGTCATAAGGGAATTCACCCGTATCAAGAGTATTCTGGATTAGCTTAACGACTCGATCATTAACAATAGTAGCTTCAATGTAGACTGATTTTTTCCCTTCAATCGAATCAAGCTCTTCAGTGATCGATTCATTATCAAGGTCCGGCCTAAGCTGTAAAGCTCTTAGATATTCTTCAACCTGAACCTGGCCATACAAATACCAGATATCAAAAAGGTCTTTATTGTCTTTCTTCTTGCGGTTTTGTCGCTCAGTAGTGGCAACATCAGTAGTTTCAGTTGGGCCTTCATCTAAGCAGGCATCTATCTGGAAATCGAAATAACCGGGCGTACCCTTCAGTTCTTCTAGCTTCTTGCGGGTAATATCGTCACGGTCCATAGCATACGAGCCGTTATCAACGTACTCGCCACAAGCGCCATGGGGATAAAAATTAATTGGATCTATTCTGCGGGTAACAGGAACAATTTCTTCCTTAACTATGAGCTTTCCACCCTTATACGCTACCACTTGTTTCTTCGTGACTATCGGGCCTTTCAATACACCAGTACCGATACGAGAACAATCTTTGATCATCTTGCGAGCATGAGCATGGTACTGGCATTCTATGTGCCAATCCTGAATACGCTTCTCTGCCCTTTCAGCGGTCTCCCTAGCTTCCTTAACTACCAAGGCAACCTCTTCAATCAGCTGCTGCTTTTTAGCCTCAATTACAGCTTCATCACCGCCTTCAGCCTGAATTTGAGCAAGGATATCTGGCGGTATCTCACCATCAGCTATCTGCCCCATTTCAGGGATAGGGGTAGGATTTAGAACCCAGGCAACATCATCGACAGGCAGCAACATATCAGCTGTTCTATCTGAACTGGCATCAACGAATGGTCTGGTTATGTTGGGGAATATTTTTGATCCGGTACTGGCAGTCAAGGTATCGCTATTGTCTGAGGATCCTACGCCTGTAGGTTTTGCGTTACGTGGACGCTGGCTATTGCGATTAAGATCATCAATACCTTCGTAATAATCCTCGTCCTCTTGCCACTCAGTTTCAATGCCGCTGGCTTGCCTAGAGCTAATAGCCTCTGACCGCCAGCCTGAAAGAACAGAGCTCAATGCGTCTAACTTTCCCTTGAGCTCTTCTTGAGCTTCTTCTTCAGTAAGCCCAATATCCTCTTCCATAGCCATATCTTGATCAAGCATAGTCTTAGCCTGTATTTCTGACACCGCTTAAGGTAGCGCCACCCGCAGCAGTGAATTGAAGGCGCATGGCCAATATGGGTGTGCTGTAAGATCCTTCTTGAGCGGTAGTTTCACCAGTGACAGTAGGATGAGCAAACCATGAGGAAGCCGATCCACCATAAGTATGCTGCACCCCATAAGTAGGACTGCCGCTATCAACACTTACCCCAAAGCCGACACCAAAAGATTCTTTGTCTGCATTAGAGGTGAATGGTTGTGTCTCGGTAACAGAGTTTAGATTCCAACCTACATCAAAAGTGTTCGCGCCAGCTGTGGCACTAAACTCAACTGAGGTGACCGTAAGGAAGTAAACGCCGGTAGTCGTTACAGTTGAGGATCCTGCTGGCCCGGTAATGGTATGCGACAAAGCACCGCCATCAGAGTTAGTGCCAACAATAGCAACGGTCTTGCCGCTATGATTAACACCAGAATTGTTTAGAATCGTTATTTCATGTGCCAGGCTATCGCCGGCATCATTGGCTATAAGGCTAATACTCGTAGCTGCCGTGGAATCATCCGCTAGGCCATTAGTATCTGCCGCTACCGAAACACCTGATAATTTAAATTGATCCATTGCCTAACCCTCTTCGTATCCGGCCATCATGCTATCTTCTTCATCGATGGCATCCATATCTTCAGGATACACCTCAATTGAAGTCACCATGACGCGAATTGATTTGTTGTTGCCGTCCTCTTCTTCACTGGTTTCGCTGTTTTCAGTGCCATGGACTTCGCCCATAAGTGTAACGCTGACATTATCACCCACTTTAATGGATTCTAAAATAGCGTCATTGACAGGCAAACTAATGGTTCTTTGCCATTTATCTGGCGATTTAGGGCTAGAGCTCATGCCGGTAGTAGGCATATTATCTACCATTTCTTCATCCTTTTCAGGTTTTGGCAATGGAGGTAAGTCATATTTAGGCATACTAGGGCGTCCTGTAATTAAACATTCATGTGATCAGCTACTGAGTTTACCTTCCTTTTTGATTTTTGTCGTGGTTGTTCATAAGCTACAGCCATTAGCCCAAAGGCATCGGCGCCGTGGCTCGACCAGTCATGGTCCGGTCCTAAACCAATATCGCGCTTCTCATCCTTCTTCTCGTGATACCAGCCTAGTGCATCTAGGCCACCACTACAGGGATCTTCATTAAACCACATTAGCGGGAATAAACGTCTACCGGCCTCAATCCTTGCCTTTGCTGCCCCTTTACCCTGATTAGGTATTACTTCGACTGCAAAGCCTGCTGACTTGAATGCTGACTCAAACGATACATCATGCACTCGATCATTCGTGCTGCCATCGTGCGGCAACCAAATACCCGTATTCTGCTCATTGTATCCATTAGCTCTAAGCCAGGTGATATGAGTAGCCATATCCTGACCTTGGGCCTCGTAGTAGTTCAAAACTCTTATTTCACGGTTTACAAACTGAGCAATC